AAGGGGGGGTCAGAATAGGGGGGTCAAGGGGGGTCAAAGGGGGGTCAAACAGGAGCAGCGCCAACTGGGTCAAGGGGGGGTCAACACGGCACCCTTTTAAGGGGGCCGTGAACCCCCTGACCCTTGACCCCCCGCTGTTGACCTGACCCCCCCTGGCTCTTCCGGGCTCTTCCGGCTCGATGAGAAGGAGGGCTGGAAGCTGGCCGTGGTAGGCTCGCGCCGTGAGTGATGAGGACGAGCTGGCCCGGCAAGAGGCAATGAAATTCGCGGACAGGCACGTGCCCATGGCGCTGGAACACCCAGAGCCCGAATCCTCCCCCGGGGCTGAAAATCCCGGGCTGTCCCATGAGGACTGCGAGCTGGTGCCCGATCCTGTCATCAAGGGAAGCTGGTGGTGCCGGACGCACGGGGAGGGCAGGCTCATGCTCCTGGGCCACGAGCCCGCAGAGGCGGTCGCCCCCGTCGATGTCGCGGAGCTGCCGAGCGTCAGGATGCTGCTGGCCGCCGAGCCTGCCCTGGTGCACGAGGCCGCTCCCGCGCCCGTTCCCCAGCCTCCCGTGAAGAAGAAGCGGAGCGCGCGCATGACTCCTGAGGAGAAGGCGGCTAAGGCAGCGGAGCGCGCGGCCGAGCGCGAGAGGAAAAAGGCCGAGAGGGCGGCGGAGCGCCTGAAGGCGAAAAACGCCGAGAAGGCGGAGAAGATCCGCGAGGCCGAAGGCGGCTGGACCGATCTTCCCGCCGTGGTCCTCCGTGACGGCACCGTCCGCCATGTCAGCGATAAGGACGCGTGGGCTGTTATCGAGATGTACCTGGAGGATCTCTGCCTGGACTGCGAGACATCCGGCTATCCGCTCGGGCACCGGCTCTATGAACTGCGCACTGTCCAGGCTGGAGGCGAGAAGGCCGCTATCGTCTTTGACGCGAGTTCGCCGGGGCAGATGGAAATCGCCTCTCTCGCCCTCACGATGGCGGGGAAACTGCGTGCCCATTCCGCTACCGCCGATATCATCCCCTGCGTGGCGGCCGGCCTTATCGGCTGGGATCAGGCATGGGCCAAAACGCAGGATTCCGTCCTTAACGCGAAACTGAACGACCCGAAAATGAGCGGATCTGACGCTGACGCGCTGAAAGCGCTCGCGGCCGATCTTCTCCGGGAATACGCCGTTTCGCCAAAAGCCGAAGAAGACAAGAACGCGCTTTTCCGGGAAATGGGCTGCCTTGTCGATACGACGCTCACGACGCCTCCGGAGAAAAACGGCTGGTACCGCGTAAATCCCAATTCCGTCGTAATGACACGTTATGCCGGATCTGACGTTCTCGACCTGGCCGCCGTACTGCGCGTCCTGCCGCCCGTACCGGTCACGGAGGCGGTAATGGACCGCGAGCGCGAATTCCAGGCCGCGTGCGCTTCCGTCACCTGGACTGGATTCGCCCTGGATGCCGCGCATATCAAGGCTAAGATCGCCGGGGAGGAGGCGGCCCGCGAGGAGGCCGCGCATAACGTCCTGGTTCTCAGCGACGGGAAGATCACCAACCCGAAGTCGCCGGCTGTCATCAAGCTGCTGCCCGAGGTTATTCCCGGGATCGAGCTGGGCGTCAACCGCAAGACAAAGCGGGTAAGCGCGGACAAGGGGTCGCTGGAAAAGGTCGCCCGTACCGATGACCCGCTCACTCATCACCTGGTAAAGCAGATTCTCGCCTACCGGCACCATGACACGACTCTCGGGCTGCTGCTGCGCCCGCTGGAGAATCTCTGCGACTACGGCGACGGGCGCATGCGGCCCACCGTGTACACGATCGAGGCGTCCACCGGGCGCACGAGCTGCCGCCGGCCTAACGGGCAGCAGTTCAGCCGGCAAGGCGGCGTGCGTGCCTGCGTGACCGCCGGGACCATGACCCTGGAACTCGTCGGCGGGCAGTGGGAGGTAGTTCCCGGGGCACAGGCTTGCGAGATGCGCGGTATCAGCGCCGACTTCGAGGGCTGCGAGATCCGCGTGGCGGCGGCGCTGAGCGGCGATGCGGGCCTGTACGAGGCCGAGGTGTCCACGTTCTGCTACTACTGCCGGGAGGACCCCTGCGGGTGCGGGAAACGGCACCTGGGGCTGCACTGGCGCACGGCGCACGGCGCGCACAAGCAGGACGCCACCAAGGAACACCGCTACATGGCCAAGCGCGGTACGTTCACCCGCCTCTTCGGCGGCGGCCCCGAGACGGCGGCTGACCAGGTGGGCGCTGAGGTGAAGGACATGCAGGCGATCTTCGCGGCCTTCGATGAGAACGCGCCGGAGTTCACCGCCTGGGACAAGTGGATGCGCCAGTGCTACAAGGAGGGTTCCATGGTCTGGCGCGACTACGCCACCGGGACCAACTACAGCCAGCCCATCGACGGCGTGAACCGGATGATCTACCAGACGTACTCAGGGCGGCCCGTCTACATCGCCAACGGGGCGCACGCGGCCGGGAACGGGGCTATCCAGGGCACCGCCCGGGAGCTGCTGGTGGACGGGACGCTGCGCTGGCGCAGGACGCGCTGGGGGCACCTGCCGCTGCTGCCCGTCCATGACCAGATCATCGCGTTCGTCCCCGGGCACGAGGCCCGCGAGGCGACCGCCGCCCTGGCCGGCGCGATGGAGACCACGGTCCTGTCCTCGCCCGGGTTCGAGATCCGCATCGGCGCGGACGTGGATGAGCCCTTCGTGAGCTGGCCGGATTCGAGCTGACATGGCGAAGGCCCCCCTGCGCGGTGCGCGGGAGGGCCTCCGGCGGCGGGCTACAGGATGCCCAGGAGCAGCAGGATGATGAGGATGGCGATGATTACCAGGAGGACGTACAGCAGGTCCGTGCGCACGGTCAGGCACCCCCGTGATGCCCCGTGCCCCACCAGCCCCAGATGAAGTGAGCCGCCAGGAGGGCCAGGCCGATGAAGGCGCAGGTCATCAGGTGCTCCAGGGAGACGGTCTTGTCTACCCAGGACAGGATGGCCCCGATCAGGAAGACGACGAAGGCGAAGATTGCGAACATTTGGAGTTCCTTCCCTGCGGGCCGGGTGCAGACAGGCGGCCCAGTCTCATGATAGACCCCCGGGACTTGCCGGGCCAGGAATAACCGGGAGCGTGCCGGCGCTGTAGTGATCATGACACCTGATGTAGACTCGCGCCCATGAGCATGAGCACTGAGGACGTCTGCGGCGCGCTGACCGTGGCAGGTGCCGACGAGGACCTGGTGGGCCGGATCTTCGCCGCGCGCCTGGAGCCCGAGCACCTGGATGACCCGATGCGGAAGTTCGCCATCGGGGTTCCCCTCGGGGAAGAGCGGGCTATGCTGGTCGTGTACCGCTTCGGGAAGCCGCCCTCGGAAACCGACGACGAGTACTTCCACTGGATTCCGCAGTGGCTCGAAGTCGCCGGGCCGTTCCCGCTCGCGGACGCCGAGGCCAAGGCGAAGGAGCTGACCAGTGCCTGAGGACAAGAAAATCCCGCTGCTGCGCGCCGACGCCACCGACGATGACCTCCAGGATGAGCCGGAGGCGCAGGACGAGCCTGAGGGCCAGGCCGCCCCCGGGGGTCTATCATGCCCGGTCTGCGGGCTGCGGCTCTGCGGGCACAACCTCCCCTATGCGTGAACTGAGGTAACACCATGAGTGACGGCATGACGCCTTCCAGCCCCCCGCAGCCGGTGCATTCGGCGGCGGAGTACACGGGCAAGCCGTTCGGCCGCCCCGGCACGGTGCTGTTCACGAAGGCGTGGCGGATCAAGCACAACGTCTTCGGGGCGAGTGCCCGTGCCACGGGTTCCGGCGCGACCCTGCTGGGCGAGGACTCGATCTACGTCAGCCTCCTGCTGGGCGGCCTGCCCGTGTACGCCGGCTACAACTACGGCACGTTCAGTAACTGGACTGCCCTGAGCGCCCGGTTCGGCGCTGTCGCGAAGCTCGTGTCGATCACGCCCGTCGTGCAGGGCACCGCCGCGTCCATGTGCCTGGACATCGAGCCCGGCAACGCCTCGCCCGCCCAGGCTCCCGAGTTCCAGCGGCAGGGCAATCACGCCGGCGCGCTCAAGCCCTGGTACTACTGCTCAGCCGGGGACGCCCAGGCGGTCATCAGCGCCCTGGCAGGGGCCGGCTTCGCCCGGGACACGTACTTCCTGTGGACCGCGCACTGGATCGGCAGGCACATCTGCGCTCCCGCCGTCTGCGGTTACCCCGCCGCCGACGCCACCCAGTACCAGGACAACGGGAATTTTGACTCCGATATCTTCTCCGTGGCGATGTTCACTGTCGATCAGTTCCCGGTGCTGTCGCTGACCGTGCCGCCCATGACCGATCCCATCGGGGGCGTGGACGCCGTGCACACCGCGCAGGCGCGGCTCAATGTGTGGGCGGCCTCCCCGCTGCACACCAACGCCACGGTCACCGTGGACGGCTCGTTCGGGCCGCTCACCCAGGCGGCGGTCAAGTCCTTCCAGGCCGCGAAGAAGATCACCACGGACGGCACGGTCGGTCCGGTCACCTGGGGCGACCTTAACGCCACGCCGCCCGTCACCCCGCCGCCGCCCCCGCCGCCCCCGCTCCCGTTCGCGCCGCTGTCCTGCACGCCGGGCATCCAGCGCTATATCGACGTCGGCCGTGGCATCGCCGGCTATAAGGGCACCTACACCACGGTTATCAGCGACCGCACGGGCAAGACGGTCTTCAGCAGCAAGGGCTCGATCGCCTCGTTCCGCGCTTCCGTTCCGGCCGCCGGCCCTTACCTCGTCCGCTCCGAGGCCGAGGGGTACGGCACCTCAGTGAAGACCGTAGACGTCAAGTGACCTATGCCAACGGCCCGGTGCCGGACAGCGCCACGCAGGCGGCGGTGCCGGCTGTGACTGTACGGCCAGTTCACTGGTACCACATCTGGGCCGGGGATGACCATCACGGATCGCTGTGGCGGGAAGCCGCCGAAGAGCATTTCGCTGCCCTGGAAGCCGCCGAGTTCGGCGGGGACGTGCACGTCGGCATCACCGGCGGTCATGAGCAGGCCGCGCGGGCATGGGACTGGGCGGAGAAGCGCTGGCCTGCGGTAGCGAACATCATGGCGTTCGGGGAGGGCTTCGAGATGCCCACCATTGACGCCCTGTGGAAGGACTCCGGCAACCGGGTGGCGGATACGCCCGTGCTCTACGCCCACGCCAAGGGCGCGTTCAACCACGACCCGGGCAACATCCGCTACCGCAGGGCCATGACCGCGCACCTGGTGTCAGGCTGGCGCGACCGCGTGGAAGAGCTTCGTGACTACGACGTGCTCGGGCTGCACTGGCTGACGCATGATGAGTTCCCGGACCGGATCAGCAAGGGCAGGCCGATGCCCGGCGGCAACTTCTGGTGGGCGAGAGCCGGCTACCTGTGCACGCTCCTGCCCGTGGAGTGGTACAGCCGCTACTGCGCCGAGGGCTGGGTCGGGCGCGGCGACCCGAAGGCGAAGGGCCTCCTGCCGGGCTGGCCGGACTACTGGTGGTAGCCTGAAGGCGCGCGAAGTATCCCCCTAGCTAGGAGTGCACGTGGGAATTGTCCAGACCGTCGAGACTGACATCGAGAACGTTATCCACCACGCCAGGGTCGCCGTCGAGCGGGCTACCGCCACGGTCGCCGCTGACGTGCGTTCCGCCGTGCAGTCCGCCGAGGCGGCCATCACGGCTGACGAGCCGGCGGTCCTCGCCGCGCTCCAGTCCGGGGCCAAGGCTGTCGAGCAGGCCATCGAGGCCGCGCTTGCCGCGCATGGGCTCTAGCAGTCCCGCAGCCGGCCCGGAGGACGCTGAAGCGTCTCCCGGGCCTTCTGCGCCCCCGGCAGGAAGTCCCCCGTTCGATTTCGGGGACGGCCCGGGGTACAGCCGCTGGCGCATCGAAGAGTTCGAGCGGCGTTACTTCGATTCACTCATCTTTCCCGCAGGGCCGCTCTGCATCGTCACGGGCTGCTGAGGATCAGTTCACGTCCGCCATCTGTGAATAGATTTCACAGTAAGGTCCCGGGCCGTCTGCGCACGCGAATGCCTGGGCCATGCTCCCGCTGGCCGTCGTCATCCGGCTGAGCATCAGGTCGTAGTGCCGGCGGCAGGCGAACGCCGCGTGCTTCCCGTCCTGCGTCAGCAGGATCAGGCCGGCGCTCTCCCCGCAGGTGCTGTCTGGCATGCTGTCTCCTTCGGTGTATGTGTAGTGTGTAAGCATGACGCCGAGGCCCAAGCGGAACGCGCAAGGCGCTCGCTGGCGACGGCTCGTCGCGTTCGTCGTTAACCGTGATTTCGGCCGCTGCTGGATCTGCGGGCACTGGGCTGCGCATTCAGCGGACCACCTTATCCCCGTGACGGAAGACCCGTCGCTGGAATGGGACGTGAAGAACCTCAAGGCCGCGCACGGCTACCCGAAGGGCTGCCCGGACTGCACGATCGCGGCGGTGAAGCGCGGCGGCAAGCCGGTCTACTGCAATGAGATTCGCCAGTACGGGTCCGTCGAGCGCGCCCGGCGCAAGATCGAGGAGCGCACGGGCCTGCGGCTGCCCATCGGCGATACCGCGACCGTGCCCGAGGGCCGTGATTGCTGGTTACTCACGGGTATTGCTCCTGACGGCTACGTCATGTTAATGTTTCCTGGTCGTTAATTCTCAACAAGGAAGGAGTGCTGTCGTGGCCTCAGGAGCCTGCACGTGATCGGGGCGGCGCTACTCGCCGCTATCACCGTCACCTCGGGTGATACGCTCTCCGGCCTTGCCGCTTCGCACGGCGTCCCGCTGGCTGCCGTGGAGCGGCTCAACCCGGGCATCACGGACCCGGACCTTATTTTCCCCGGTGAGAAGATCCAGCTCGCCGACGACGTGCTCGTAGAGCCGGGGAATACCCTGTCGGGAATCGCCGCCGCGCACGGTTTCGCGCTCGCCGCGATCGAGTCCGCCAACCCGGCCATCACCAACCCGAACTACATCTACCCGGGCGAGCGCGTCAGCCTGCCTGCGGGAGCCGCCGCTCCGTCCGTTGCCGACACCCGAACGGGTACCGGGCAGGGCACGGCTCCCTCTGAGGTCACGACCGCCGCCGCTCCGCTGCACGACACGGCTGACGTGTCCACGGCCGGCGACGGCGCGTTCCAGGCATGCGTGATCAGCCGCGAGTCCGGCGGCAATCCCCAGGTGATGAATTCCACCGGGCACTACGGGCTTTACCAGTTCAGCGCCTCCACCTGGGCCGCCTACGGCGGTAACCCGGCGGACTTCGGCAACGCCACCGTGGCGCAGCAGAATGCGGTCTTCGATGCTGCCATGGCAGCGGGCGGCCAGTTCAACTGGAGTCCCTACGATGGATGTTTATAGTAATCACGCGATTACGTAGGGTGTATAAAACCGGGCAGGGCCTCGCCAAGGTGAGGCCCTGCCCTTTTCCCGCAGGCCACGGTCTTGCCGGCTCCTGCGGGAGTTCCTGTGGTGAGAGACAGGATGTGTGACCTAAGACCCGTATTCCTCCTGGGCACGGGCGTTCTGCACGCCGTTCAGCAGGTAGGAGGTCACGGCCAGGCCGCCGCCCCCGCTGTTGATCTCGAAGCCGTAGTCCAGGCCCGTCAGCCACCAGGCGTGCGCCAGCGCGTGGAAGTGCATCGCCTGGCCGAAGAACGGGTTGAGGCTGCCGTGGAAATCTGCCATCGGCCGCTGGGCGGCGAAGTAGATCCGGTGCCAGCAGTCGCCGTGCTGGCAGACGTAGCCGCCGTTGACGTTCCACCAGATGCCGTCCTCGTACACGACACCGTAGGAGGTTCCCGGCCCCCTGCTGGCCCACCGGCCGTTGCGCATCGCTGCGGTCCAGACCATGACTTCGGTCCCGCCCTGGCCCTGGTGCGTGCCGGCCGCGTCGTAGCCCGGCTCGAACCACACGTCGAAGCCCGCGTTCCAGCTCCCGCCGCGCGTGAGCGCTGTCCGCAGGTTCACGACGGGATTGCCGTCATGGGCTGCGGGCACGGGATACCAGGTCTTCCGGCCGCCCTCGTACGGCACCATGCCGTGCTCGGCTCCCTGCCCGATGTTGGGGTAGACCCAGCCCCCCTGCGACGCCTGGACCACCTGGAACGCCGGCAGGTAGACGTTACCGCTCTCCGTCAGCCTCAGGGTGCTCCAGATGTTCCCGGACGTCTCGGTGTAGATGCCGAAGTACTCGTGCTCGCCGTTATGGGAGTACGTGGACCGCGCCGCTGTCACGGGATGGGTTACAGCAGCCTGCGCGAAGCTCATCCCGGTCAGCAGTACGGCCAGGGTGGTGACCGCGCCGGTGATAGCGGCGCTCAGTGTCCTGATCATGCAAATCTCCTTTCAGTGGTCTTCGGGCGTGATGGGCTTGCAGTGCTCGCTGAAGAAGACCGCGTGCACGTCCGCGAAGGTGGCGACGATCTGTGTCGCCCCGCCCGGCCCTATGCGCACGATGTCCGCCCCGCCGCTTTCCTGGAGGTAATGCCACCGGATGCCGCTCACCTCGAACGCGAGAAGCGAGCCGGTCACCACGGTGATGTCCCTGTTGCCGTCGCTGGTCATGCCGGTCATGCTGCTGCCTTCTGCCGCTTGCGGAGCTTGGCCGGGATGTGCAGGCTGGCTTCAGCCAGGTGGGCGTTATGCCACTTCACCCAGGTAGCGAGCTGAGCGCGCCGCCAGCACTTCAGCGGGGTCTTGCCCGGCCTGTACTGGATCAGCGTGGGGACCGGCATCCCCCAGGATTCCCCGGACGTGGCTTCCCGCTTGTACCAGTTCGAGATGGCCTGTGACGTGACCCCCAGTTCCAGGGCCACTACTTCCTGGCCGACTAGATCGACCTTGTGGACGTTCGGCATGTGTTACCTCCTATCACAGTGTGATGCCATGGCGAGGTCATGGTGATGTTACCTTATTTCACAGTCGCGGGTTGACGCCGAGGACAAGCTCCCACAGGACGTTGAGGGCTTCTCGCTGTTCGTCCGCGTCTCCCGTGCGCTTGCCGGGGTCCAGTTCGCGCTCAACGACGCGGATAGCCGCGTGCGGAGTCATCCGTTACCAGCCTGTCAGCCAGTGCCCGAGGTGGTACAGGGCGTCGATCGTGATGGCGGCCAGCAGGACGGCGGCGGCGAGAACGTACAGGAGCCCCAGGACGCTGAGGCAGCCGGTCAGGGTGCGCATGTGCCGCGCTTGACCAGCGGGCGTTCCGGCCGTCCGTGCGCGTATGCCATCGCGCTCCCGAAACCGGTCCAGGGCAGGTCCGTGCGGCCAGTCCGCTCCCAGAAATGACCATCGGCGTCTTCCACGACGTCCCCTTCGGCCCACTCAGGCTCGCGGTGCGCGACCGCGTCCTCGTAGATCTCCTGGGCGTTCAGGACCCGGTAGCCCTTGCGGATCAGTGCTGCCCTCAGCTCGTCCAGGGTGATCGCCGCCGGGTGATCAGGGGCAGGGGCGGTCTGCTGATAGGTGAAGTGCTCCGGCTCGCGTCCGGCGTTCCGCAGCGCGGCTACCCAGCTTCCTTCTCTCAGGGTCCGGGTGTGCGCCGCGCTGCGGGTGCCGTCCGTGCGCTCCACGGTGACGCGGAAAAGGCCGGTCCCCGCTTCGGCGTTGCCGGCGTCCATGGCGCGGCTCGTTGCGAGCTGCGCGGCGGTGCGGCGGAAGAGGGCCTCCGTCAGGGTGGTGCAGTCATGGAAAGCGAACGTAAGCTGGCTCTGCCCTGACGCGAGGCCGCCTGTCCGGAGCGCGTGGTGCCGGAGGGCGTTCCGCAGGTCGTGCTTGGTGATGGTGTCGTTGTCGTCAGTGAAGAAGTGCATCAGGATTTGCCTCCTAGGGCGTTGCTGAGAGCGGTGAAATCGGAGAGGGTGCTCTGGAGTCCGGCCACCGCGACCTGGTAGTTCCCCGCCGTGAATTCCAGGGCGGAGGTGCTCAGGTCTGTCATCGCCGACCGGTACAGCGCGCCGTCCACCGGGGGAGGGTAGGCGGAGGCTGTCGCGGCGTCGGTACTGACCTGAGTCGCCTGGGCGTCGCACTGGGTGTAGGCGACCGCTGTTTTCAGGCAGTCATCCCATGCTCCCAGGGCCGTGACCGTGGCGCTGTAGTCCGCGCCGGCGTTGCCCGCCAGCCAGGAGTTCAGCGTTACGGTCACGGGCTGTTGCGCGGGGGCGGGCCGGAACACGACCTGGGTCAGTACCAGGGTGATGCCGAAGCCGAGGATGGCCAGGGCGATGAGGAGCGCCAGGGCGCGGTGACTGAGCTTCATGGGTTAAACGCTAGCCGACCGCGATGGTGACTGTCAGGGCGGTGGGGTTGCCGAGCGCCGCGTACGCGGCCTTCTTCACGTATAGCGCGCCGACCGCGACGTCCTGATCCGGAGGGGTGTCCTCGTTGAAGCGGACGGTGTTCTTGGTGGCGCGCTCCTTGGTGAACTTGACAACGAGTTCTCTGGTTTCCTTCTTGACAGCCATCAGGTTGCCTCCTTTTTGATGTTGGTGCGCGATGCGCGGGTGAAAACGGGTGATACACGGACGCCGATCCGCCAGTGAAACAGCAGCTCGGCGTTGAGGACTCGCTCCATCTTGCGAGCGACGGCTTCCGGGTCCATTCCCTCGGGAATGCGCTCGGGGTGATCCGTGATAGCGATCACGAACTTGTTTTCCACGACGTTGGTCCGGGGCTTCACCGGCCGGCCGCCCATTTGTAGAGCGCGTACAGGGCATGCCCGGTGACGGCCCCGCCGTAAGTCTCGGCGAATGTCAGCCAGAAATCCGCTGCCCCGTGCTCGTGGCTTGCGGCGTACAGGATGCAGGCCATGACCAGCGCAAGGAGGATGGTGGCGGGTTGCAGCGCCAGGGTCAGGAAGCGCTTGAAGGCTTTCACGGTCCCACCCCCCACTTCGGGGAGGCGGCGAGCACGATCAGCTCAGGAGCCTTGAAACAGTACTCCTGGGTCAGGAGCTTGCGCACCTTGCTGATCGCACGGGGTGCCGTGGTGGCGCTGACGGTTTCCAGGTGGTTGTAGTCCTCGTGTGCCCAGCGCCACACGACTTCGTACTCGACGGCTTTCACGCGTTCTCCCTGAAGTACTGGACGGTGATGCGGAAGGTACCCACGCCGGGCATGACTACCTGGAAGTCCGACGTCGGCGGTGTATCGCTGAGGGCGGTCATCGACCATTCCTGGCTGGCCGGCCCGAGCTGCACGCGGCCGGTAAAGATCGCGCTGCGGAGCCTGCGGGCGAAGTCCCCCGCGTCCACCGTGGGGTACGGCGGCATCACGCGGTTTCCTTAGCGGCAGCACGGCGGCGGGGAGCGCGGGCCTTCGGCTTCTCTTCCGGCCTGGTGGCCTTCAGCGACGCCTGGATCGCGTCCATCATGTTCACGATCGCCGCGCCGCCCGGTTCGGCGGGCTTGGGGGCCGCGATGACGTGGCCCTTCTCGATCTTCGCCTGGATCACGGCGGCGACCGCCTCAGTCGAGACATCCTTCTGGGCGGCGTAGTCAAAGTCGCCGGTCATCTGCTCGATGAGCCTGGCAGCCAGTGCCTGCTCGTCCTCGCTCGCCGTCATCGGCGGGGCCGCGAAGTCGGGCGTGAGCACGTCGGCATGCCATTCGAGCGACTCCAGGATCAGGTAGCCGTCCTGCGGGGCAAGCACGGCCAGGGCTACCCGCTGCCGCATGGCGAAGGTCAGGATCGCGACCTTGCCCGACGCCTGGAGCGCGCCCGCCAGCAGGGCGTAGGTCTTCTCGCCCCCCTTGTCGGGCTGCACGTGGTAGGACGTCTTGATCGCCGTCCGGGGCACGCTCGCCGCGTTCGTGAACATGAGGATCGACGCCACGCGGTTCTTCGGGCCGTAGGCTGCCTTGAAGTCCTCGTCGTCCAGGATGACCAGGGAGCCGTCCGGGGCGTCGTAGCCTTTGGCGATGTCATTCCACTGGACTTCCTGCCCGTCCGCCTCAGCCACCCGCGTGAAGCGGATGCGCGAGCCGTCGCTCTTGCGGACCATGTGCAGTCCGAGCTGGTTGTCCTTGGTGGAACTGCCGAGCTTGACCGGCATGTTCAGGAGCGAGAGCGTGATGGCTCCCGTCCAGATCGATCGCATATTCAGTCTCCTTACTCGTCGTCGTTCGTGACGATGGTGTAGGTGTCGGTGATCTTGCCGTTGCGGACGGACACGGAAGCGCCTATCCCGCCGCCGGCCAGGCCGTCGAGCACCACGCGGGCGTACTCGGGGGCAGCGCTGCCGTCGAGGTCCGCGCGCAGCGCGTTCAGGTCATCGAAGATCTCTTCGCACTTTTCGCCTGAGTCCAGATAGGTGAGCTTGATCTTGCTCAATGCGTTCTCCTTTGATTGTCGTTACTGTCTCTCATGGCGTGGTAACGCGCTAGTGTTTCGGCGCATTCCCGGATGCCACGCAAATCGGGCAGATTCTTGCCGCGCCGCCACGGCGCTTGAGTCTCCGCTCGAAATTGCGATCGACATTTTCCCATGTGCGGGATAGCTCCCAGCCGATGCCCGCGTCCTTGAGGACTTCCATTAGCCGCGCGCCATGGCCGTTGCCATGGTCGCGGAGCCGGGCTTTCAGGTTGGTGCTCCACCCGGTGTAGTGCCGGGCGTGCTTGTAGGGCTCGCTGAAATGAATCAGGTAGACCGTGCCTAGGGTTCCGTCTCCTCCTGGGAGTCCGGCATCCATGTGCACTCTCCGTTCTCGAAAATGCGGAGGAGCTTGCCGAGCCGCCCGTAGACAGCAAGGAGGCGGACCGGCCGGCCGGGCAGCAGGCGGCTGGACGTGAGGCAGTCCTTTATCGCGTGCTGCAAGCCGGGGAGCGTGCCCGGGTAGATCTGGGGGACAGGGCACCCTCGCCGTACGTACCGGTCAGCCGGTCGGGTCATGCCATTGAATCTAGCATTTTCTTGAAGCGCATCGTCTCTTCGCAGGTGACGCTGTCTTTGCAGACCATCTGCGCGCTCAGGGGGTCGCGGCGCAGTTCCGTGGCTATGCCCCGGCAGCGCCCGCACCTGTGAGGTGACTTCACGGGCGTTATGTCCTGCCTGTAGCGCTGCCTGGCCTGCCATTCCCGGTAGACGCCGCGCGCCATCCAGGCGGAGATCAGGAGCGTGGCAGCGCCGAGAGCGCTTCCGATGATGACCGGGAAGATGATGTTCACGGATTTGCCTTCTCTCATCTCAGTTCTGTATTCCCCCCTGAGCAGGGGATTACCCTGTTTCCCCGGGGTCCAGCTCGCGGTCCTGCCAGTCGTACGATCCGATGATCTTGCCCTGGGAGTTCCGGACAAGGCCACCTGAGATGAGGGCGCGGCCGGCGCTGAGATTGGCCGCTGTCCGGGACAGCGCGGCGGTCAGCTCGCCGAAGCTAAGGCCCGGGGTCTCGGTGATGACCAGGACAAAGTTACGTGACTTCACAGTTTCTCCATTTCAAGGCGCGCTTCCGCGACGGCTTGTGCCTCAGCGGGGTCGGGCTGCGCTTCGGGGTGCCGGGCCAGCAGCGCGCTTATGATAGCCGCGTGCTCTCCGGCGGTGTGGCCGCAGTTCATTTGTCCAGGAGCCTCCAGTTCTTGCGGTACTCGACGCGGATGCTGAACCAGATGTACGCCCGGTATGCCGCGCTTTCCCGGGTGGACGCCCAGACCGCGTAGCCGGCTGGGCCGAACATGCTGATACCTGAGACGCAGGACTGCGATTTTGTCAGGAATACAGCGCGTTCTTCGTTTTTGGTCCAGCAGGCGATCTCGTGCGTCTCGGGGATCTCGCCGCCGATGACTCGCCGGTCGGCCTTCGGGATCGGCAGGAGGACGTACCACCTGTACGTTGAGTTGCTCATGTGTTCCTGTCGTGATGGATGAGAAGGAGGAAGACTGCCCAGATCTGGATTTCGAGCGCGCAGAGGATCACGAAGAGCATCATCGCGTTGCTCATAGCCATGTTGCCGCCAGCAGCACGAGGCCGCCGGCGCTGGCCAGGGCGATGCCCAGCATGATCACGAGCCGGAGGGGCCGCTGGTGGGGGCGTACCCGGTGCGGGTGGCCGCCTGTGATGCCGAGGACCGGAAGGCCCCACAGGTAGCCTGAGTGGTGCTTCAGGTTACCGTGGTCGCCGGGCTGCGGGCCGTATATGGATTCCCAGTACCACCAGTCGTATTCAGGGCGCGGCGGTGAATTGGGGTCGCTGTTCGGGTTCGAGCTTCTCATTGCTCATTCCTCAGTTTATCGTCGGCGCTGAGCGCTCCGGCAATAGCATCGGCCGCCTCGCGGGAGACAAGGCAGAGAATGGGCGCGCTTACGCCGTCCGGCGTAGTGCATACCACATTCCAGTTCCCGTAGGTGGGGGAAACGGCGGGTGCCACGGTGAATTCATTCACAGGATCAGGCTCCAGATCTGGTCGGGGATATTGCCGTCGAATTGCCCGACGACATCCTGTATCTTGGCGATGCCGGCCGTGACCGACGCCGCGATGCGCTCGCCGTGCGCGAAGATGCCCCGCGTGCGATCGAGCTGGTACCAGGTGATGTTCTCGACGGGCACGCAGAATTCGGCCTCATCCGCACCGCAGTAGGGGCAGGCCGCCACCAGGATGGCCGCTACGCGGCGCAGGCGCACGTCTTCCAGCACGTCATCGCGTAGCCGGGCAACGGTGGTGATGCGCGCTCCCGGCTGCGCCGGCCGCTCCATCGTGGCGGTCGCGGCGTGGCGCGGCGAGGCCGGCGGTCGTGCCGGCTGTTCCATCGGGAGGGTCGCGGCGTGGCGCGGCGTGTACGCCGATAGCTGGGCCGCGCGGGCGCGCATGTCTTCCGGTGCCTCATGGTGCGGCGTGACCGGGATGTCCAGCGCCCGGACAGCGGCCTGTTTCTTCGGTGCCTGCCGCGCGCCGGCTACCAGGATGCCGCCGACCACCAGGACGCCGCCTGCCACGGCCAGGGTGTTCACGAACCCGGCGGTCAGGCCCGTGGTCTCGTTCTCGAACACCACAGCGCCGACGATCGCCAGCAGCGCGCCGACGACGAACGGCCCGGCCGGCGTGGGCCTGACATCCCTGGCCGGGATTCCCCCCTTGAATTGCGGCGGCCCGAGCATCCGCGCGGCGCGGAACAAGCCGAAGATCATGACTGCCTCCTAATGATCTGTGTGTGCGATGGTGCCGACCCGGCGGGTGCCCGCCATGATGGGCGTGTAAGCCCATACGAGAGAATTTTCCGCCTCGTCGCCGGCGGTGGCGAATTCTTGCTTGCCGGTCGTGACGGGCACGAGGTCGCCATCCTCATCGACTGCCAGGATGGCTTTCACGCCGTCCATCAGGTCGCAGTCGGCCAGGTCGTACATCGTGCTTACGTCCGTGCCCGACGCGAGGTGCAGTTCGCCTGTGTCGTACAGGATGACGAATTGCGGGATAGGTGCCGTCAGGTCCTTCTCCCAGTCGAGAGGCTCGCCGAGTGCCTCGTAATCCGGTTCGTCCCGCCATGCCTCTTCTTCGCCGGCAGGCAGGTAATCGGGAGTAAGCTCGCCGCTCGGGCCGGGGTCGCCGTAGTTGTCGAGATGGTCGTCATAGCCCTTCACCGCTCGTACGCCCACAGCGTCCTGGCGCGGTTCTCCAGCCGTACCTGGTAAGTCTTGCCGACGACAGGGCACTCGCGATTCCAGTCGAGTACCAGCAGGCCGGCCTGACCGCGCGCTACCTCCGGCCCGGGACCGTCTGCCTTGAGCCGCTTGATCCTGCCGGTGCCGAACGCGATGCCATTGTGCCGCGCGATCACCGAGAGCCAGTGGTTTGTCGCCTTGTGGCCGTCGTCGCCTTTCGGCATGAATGTCACGCTGTCCTCGCGGATGTGCGCGATGGCCAGGTCGTACAGCCATATCACGATCACGTGGTAATCAGGCAGGTGATGTAGCCACGATATGCGCACGGTCGTGCCCACCTTGATGTCCGGGTCCTGGCCTGTTCTCTGGGATTCCCAGAGCAGCCGGGACAGGTTCGCGTAGGTCATGTCCGGCGTGTCTTTGGGTAGCCGGAAGACATATACGCCCATTTATTCGGCCTCCAGCCGTAGCTTGTAGACGTTGTAGAGGTGCTCATGGGATTGGGCTGACGCGTGCAGGTCACCCTGGATACGCCCGCGCAGGTCCCGCAGTTCCTGGTGGAGGGCCTTCACCTGCTCTTCCAGGGCGTAGTAGACCCTGGGATCGACAGTGATCTCCCGGCTATCCGCCTGGTTGACGACGGACACGACCTGAGCGCTGTCGCCCCAGGATATTGCGGCTGTTTCAGCCGCGTGCGCGGCTACGGCGGCGAAGCCGTCTTCCGGCTGGTGATGGATGACCATCCGGCCGGGGTTGCCCTTGCTGTCGATGCCGGTCACCATCCATTCGTCAGTTACTCTCATTTGAATCCCTCGTCTTCCAGTATGGCTTTGATCAGTTCTTCCTTGGTCCACCTGATGTAGGTGAAATAGCCCATCAGGCCGCCTTTCCGCACGTGCAGGTCGGCGAGAAATGGCTTGGACCTGCGGTTCAGTTCCCGGAATCGCTTGTCGTACTCGCGGTGCCGGCGCTCTTCGGCTTCAGCTTCCAGCGCGCTTCGCGCCGCGTCCGGGTCGATTCCGGCGGCGACTGCTTGCGCGATCTGGAATTCCATCGTCCCGAACGCCGATTCCCTGATGGCGTCTTCCTGCCATTTATCCATGGCTGACCCTCTTGTCTCTCTGTGCGTCGTTCTCCACTTGCCAGAACCAGGTGTCTCCGGCCTCGTTCAGGACGTGGTAGACCCGCTTGCCGATGTCCCCCTTGCTGACGCGGACGATGACGGCCGACAGGCTGATCGGTCCTTTTTCTGTCTCGATGACGGACTTACCGACGTCTTCGGCCCGGATCGTGTAGAAGACGAACCCCAGCCGTGCGGGCCGGTCCGGCGCGAAGATCTCGTGATAAGCGCTCATTTCACTCCTATTCCTGGCAGGTTGGATACGGCGCGGGCCGATGGCGTGAACGCCAGGTCCGCTTCGGTGTCGTCTGGTACCGTCTCCATCGGCGGCCAGAGCATGTCGTGCAGCCCGGAAGCCGCGTCCAGGACGGGAACGGCGTCCCACCCCTTCGCGCGGCCTCGCTGCCCCTTGTGCGCGCCGTACAGCATGGTCCCGGAGATTACCCTGGCTTCTCCGAGTGCTTCAGGGAAGATGCGCCTGATCAGGTGGCTGTCTTCCGCCTCCCGGTAGTAGTTCCCGCTCGGCATCTCGCGCAGTGCGGCGAGCAGATCGGACAGGAAGATCCGGTCCAGGCCGCGCCGCATGATCAGGTCAGCGGTATCGAGCAGGCAGCGCTGTTCGGCCACGGGGACGGGTTTCTCGCCGGCGCTGAGCGCCATTGTCACGAACGCGTCGTAGATCCGGCGCGGCCAGTCTCCGCCGGCGCACGACGCCCACGCGAACAGCGGTCCCCAGATCTGCCTCTTGCGCTTCTCCAGCTTGGGGTGGACGAACCGCACCGGTCCGCGCATGTACGCGGTCATGGCGTCGGCCCGCGACCCCGCCCACGCGTGAATCGCCTCGTGCAGGATCTTGGCGTCCGCCCGTACGCTGTCTTCCAGGGTGTCCCGCAGCGCCAGGCCGCTCGGGGCCTCCTCCATCTTGAACCAGATCGAGCGGGTGTACAGGTCGTTCGGCACGGCAGTTCTCAGCCCGTTCATGAAGGCCATGCCGTAGGTCGGGACGTCCTGAGTGACCCTGTTGACGGACATCGATGTTGTCGCGTCCTGCCTGTAGCAGTCGATCAGGATGGCATAGATCTTGGTGTTCCGGCCGTTCATCCCGGAGTCGCCGAAGATCTTGCCGATGTCGTCGCATACCAGGTTCGGGACTTCCCGTTCGAGGTACTTGTGCGACAGCGCCGGCTCGGTTGTCTGGCGTCCGACGCGCCACGGGCTGTACGCCAGCATCATCGGGATATCGCACGCGAACGTGGTCTTGCCCGACGCCGGCGTGTCGGCCGTGGCGAGACAGTGCGGGATGGTCGTGAACGCGCGCCGGACGTGCGAGACGAACAGCATTCCGGTCATGACGTCCTTGTAGTGGTCCGGCGCGTACGCGAGCTGGTCTATGAACCCCCTGACCTTGTTCGGCACGTAGTCATCTGGCAGGCGGTTAGGCATTCATTCTCCCTTGAGTAGCTGTCTGCCCTTGTCCGTGACGGTGAGCGACCAGCGGCGGGGCAGGCGCACGCCGTCGATCAGGCCGGCGTCCATGGCACGGTCCACGGACTGGTATCCGAACCTGAGATGGACCTGGTTCTCGTGCCGGGGTGACACGCGCCACGCTGGCTTGATCTTCGGGCAGCCGGGATGCGCCGCCACGTACGCGGTCACCTCAGTCATCCTCGGGCCGATCCTCTTCTCCGCTAGCTTCCTTCTACTCCTAAGCCTGCCCATTGCCCCAGTATTCCTCTCCGTTGTAAGTGACTGACATGTAGCCTCCCTGAGCGGCTTCCGCCCACTGGTCGTCGTCCCAGAAACCGGTTTCGGTGGCCTCGCCGTAGATGTCGTGTGCGGTCTGTGCCGCGTACGTGGTCCAGTGGCTGTCAGCCACCAGGGACAGTCCCTCGTCCCAGGCTTTCTGACCCCATTGGCCCACGCACTCGTCGCGGAAGGTCATCAGCGCTGCATACTCGTCGCTGTGTTCGTCTTCCCATTCGGCGCTGTCCTCGGTGCGGGCGTACAGGCCGTCCAGGTAGCGGATGCGCATCTCGACGTTGTGTGTGTACAGGATGCTGCCCGCGTCGATCTCGCGTTCTCCGGTGAAGCTCATTCGTACCCCTGCTCTCTGTTCGCCAGCGCGATCAGGGCCGCAAGCGACACCTGTGTTTCGCGCTTTGTCCGGAGGTCCCGGATCACTGCCGCGTCGTTGGGGTCGTCCGACCAGTGGATAGTGATCCGGTTGGGCGATCCGATGACCACCTTGTGCTCGGATACCTGTGTCATGTCATCCCGTCCTTCTCTAGCTCGTTGCGGTGGGTCAGTACGTACTCCACTTCGGCAGTCCCGAACCTGAGTTTCGCCCGCGTCGTCCCGTACTTCTCGCAGTAAGCGAGGATCTGTGCCGCCACGTTAAGCAGCAGGTTTTTCATGGCCGCCATTACTTCACTTCCACCTTTTCATCCCCCGGGAGATCGCCCCACCAGAGGTCGCCCGTATATTCGGTCTGGATCATCTCTGGCATGAAGGGGTCTATGTTGTCCCCTTTGAGGCTGAAAAATCCGAGGTAGGTATGTGTGCCGCATTGCGCGTCAATCATGATGCTGCGGCTTCCAGCTCTTGCCCCCCGTATGCGCCGCCGCGACCATTCTTCCCCTTCGGGGGAATGAAGCCATTCGGCTACTTCGGGATTCACGGCTTACCCCGCAAGCTATCTGCGATGCAGGCCAGGACTGCCAGGACCGAAGGCGCTGCCCAGTGGGACTGTTCCCCGCTTGGGTGGTCTACCGTCGCCTCAACCTCGCCTGATTCGTCCGGCGGGACGTCCAGGGTGATGGCGTATTGCATTACGGGTGGTTCGGCGTGCGGTACAGGCCGCCGCCGCGACCATTCTTCCCCTTCGGGTGAATGAAGCCATTCGGCTACTTCGGGATTCACGGCTTGCCCCGCAAGCCATCTGGGTCGGCCCACTGGAGCAGTTCGGCGTCGTCGGCGTCTATGTGCGCGGTCAGGGATTGCAGTTCCGCGATTTCGCTGTAGCTTATGCGTTCGGCCCGGATTTCGCCGCGCAAGTATTCCAGCCGCTTTCGGGTGCTGTTCACGGGTGGTTCGGCGTGCGGTACAGGCCGGCGTCGTCAGGCACGGTCAGCCGGTACCTGTTTTCGGTCAGCCTGTGGAAGTGCGCCGAGTTCTTGTACGGGCCGAACCGGGCGTCCGCGTCCGCGCAGAAGATCTCCGCCATGAACCACCCCCATTCGTCCCAGGTGGCCGCGTAGCGCGCTCCCTCGCGTCCGTAGTATTCGCTGGAAGCTCCCACGTCGCCGCCATTGGCGTACTTGCGGACGCGCATGACCTTTCCGCGCTGATCCCGGTAGCCGGGCGGAAGACTGTGCTTGTCGTAGGTGCCGAGCGAGATCTCGTACCCGTGCGGGCGGGTGCGGGACTGGTGGACGCTGAACGCCATCAGTTCCACGTCGGCGGTGATGTAGCCTTTTAGCTTCGCGCAGTGAAGTGCCCTCGCCACTTCGGTTTGCGGAAGGTCAGTGTGCAGTCGCATGGTAGTTCTCCTTTTATTCGTCGTTGCGCGCGATTAGTTCGCTTAGCCTCGCGGCTTGCTTATCGGATAGGTAACCGTATGCGTCGCCAGGCCACCAGTCGTCTCCGAATTTCGCGTTCCCGTAATCATTCAGGAGGGAAATCATTTCCTGTAGCGTTTCGGGTGCCATGTTTTTCTCTTAGCTGTAGATGACGGACCCGATGACTATGAGCTGTAGCAGTTCATCGGCACACGGGGCGTCCAGGTCGGCGTCGTCGGGGTTGTACAGCAGGTTGACGCACTGCTGTTCGAGCGCGTCACTCCATGCGGGGTATTCGGTGCCGCGCGGCGTGGTCTCCATCTTGCCCTGGTTGTCCAGGACGTGTTTCGCCATCTCCATGACTCTCTTGTGGGTGACGTGAGTGGCGTGCGTGTTTTCGCCGTCGTACGCCCACACCTCCACCGACCAGTCGTCCGGGATGCTGTCCCAGTCGCGGTATGGCGTGGTGTCCGCCTTTTGCCACCAGTCGTAGGAGAGGCACCCGGACCCGAAGATGTGGGTGAACGTGTCTTGCGGCGTGGATGTCCTGATAGTCATCAGTGATCAGATCCTTTCTGCTTGTTCTCGTTCTGGTAGTGAGCGTGCGACTCGTCCTTGCCGGCGAAGCCGTACTTCTGCGCGTGGTGCCCGCAGAACAGCAGTTCCTTACCGGTGGCGAACATCACGCGCCAGAGCGCCGGCTGCATGCAGCGGTCACACTCGTCCTTGGCGTTGGGCGCGTCGATCCGGACGGGCACGGGTCGCGGGGTCGTGGTCGCGGTGTTCATCGCAATCTCCTTCTCCGGGGTGCCGGCGTCCCCCCGATGTTAACGATCTCGATGTCGTCGTACCCCTGGTCTTCGGCGTGTTCGGCGATGTCTTCTGCCTCAACCTGGGTATCCCAGACATCTATTCCGTCCGCGTTCTCCCACGGGATGCCGTCTACCAGAACCTGGTAACTCATCGCAGGAACACCGCATAATCTCGTGTCCGATCAGGTGGAAGTACCGCCCCTGGCTTTCCAGGACGATCTCGTCGTTGTGCGTGACCACGGTCCCGTGCCGCCACGACTCATTGCGCGGCAGCAGGCCGCCGGGTGCCTGCCTGTAGCGCACGACGTCTCCGATGGCGACGGGCGTGCCGTCCGTGTACAGCGGCACCTGGCGTCTGTTCGCCTCGCGTGCGGCGGCGAATCGTCCGGCGTCAGGCATCGTATGAGCAGCGCGGACCGTCGTCGGAATCTTCATCGAGCAGTTCGCCGCTGCACTCTCCGATTGTCAGCGGCGAGTCGTCGTTGATATTCCCCGTCACGCGGCGGGCAGACTCCAGCAGCAGGTTGTCGCCGCACCTGTCCGGGTGGTTGACGTACAACGGCGCGCGTTTGTCATTGGGAAGGCCGTGCTGTTTGCTCATGTTCTCCGCGTTGGCTTTGAGATTGGCGTACGTCTCACTCCGTACCAGGGCACGCAGGGCATCCGCCATCTCGCCGGCGGGCATGCTGGTTTCGCCCGCGAGAGGACGCGGCTCTTCGGCCACGCGCCGTGCGATTTCCGCGACGTACTCCCACTCGAAGTCCGCGAGGGTGCCTAGTTCTTCCGCCGCGTAGTCGAGCGCGCCGAAGATGCTGGCAGTGACGTACACGTCGTCGTCGCCGCTGTGGCGGGCGACGTGGTAGTGGATGTGGTCAGAAGGCATTGGTTACCTCTTCCGTGGTGTAGTGGCCGCTGTTGGTGGCGGCGTGGATTATGGCGGCGTGCCAGTCACGCCAGCCGGCCGCTTCCGCTTCCGTTTTCAGGTCGCCGGCAGCGTGCTCGATTGTGTAGGTGCCGCGCGTGCTTGGCTGGCCGTGATCGTTGTAGATCACGACCGCGATAGCGTCGTCGCCGTCCCAGAGACGAATCTCTGCCGCTTCGGGACCGTCCGCGCTGTACCATTCGTCTCCGCAGAACTGAATGTGCAGTTCCCTTCCGTTCTCCTCTTGCTCGTCGTCGTCCGGACCGGCGTCCCATTCACCCGCGTACAGGTCCGGCATCAGATGGTCACCATCACGAATGGGTGATGAGACGGGACGAAATGCTCTTCGCCGTTGACGGGACGGGCGTAGATGCCCCACAAGACCTGGCGCACGCACCCTGCTGTGTCGTAGCGGGCAGCGGTCTGGTCGGAGTAGTCCACGCCGGGCGTCGCACTGAACGCGGGGTGAATGAACCATTCTCCGACGCGCGGGATAGGTCCGTCCCAGTCTTCCAGCCGTGCTACCGTCTTGCCGTCCGATTCGATGATCATCAGCATGATTCGCAGTCCTCCTCTTGATAGTCGCTGTCGTCGCCGGGGTCGGGCGTGTCCTCTCCCGGTAGTGCCGCGAGGCAGTTGGAACACGTCGCCGGCCTGTAGTCGTCGTCCCAGTAGGAGAAACCCTCGCACCCGGGAGACTTGATGTTGCCGATGTTCAGGTTGTAGCGCCGGATCACTTCATCTACGGCGGGTGTTTCGGTCGCACTCGTGAGCAGGGTAGCCGCTGCTTCCGTGTAGCCGTGTTTGAGCGCCATCGCGATGTCGCACCCGTAGTCGTCGCACGGGTGATCACGCTCAATCGCGTCGGCCAGTTTTGCTCGTGTAGCCGGGTTCATTGGCGTGTTACCTTTCCTCTCTCGCCGGCACGATGTACTCAAAGCAAGGGGTCCACGCGCACCCGAACCGGCGACCGCCGGGGTAGCCGTTGAACCTGCTCGCGAAATAGCGGCGTTCGCCGTCCCGCATGGTTACGGCAGTGAACGCGTAGTCTTTGCCCATGATCGTTCGCCGCCAATGCCGGCTATCGCCCTGACGAACGGTCTGGCCGCGTGAGAAATGGATCTCGCCTCGCGGACCGGTCCGTGGTTCTGAATTCATTTGCTAAATTCCTCTCTTGCGGTGTTGAGCTGCATTCGCAGGGCGCGGTAGGGCAGGTATATCCGCCACCACGCCCAATCGTGGATACGGTGAAGCAACGGTTACCGGTTTGTCACCGGGACGACGCGCATGGCGGGCAATTCGTCCGTGACGTTCTCCCGGTACCACTTGCGCATGCGGTAAGCCTCACGCCGCGACATCGGACCTTGCGCTATGAACCACCCTCCCCCGCTGTTGATTTCCAGCAGGAAAATGCCCCTGCCCCGTACGCCGACGTATTCCCGGATCAGTTCTCGCATCCCCTCTTTGGTGTCGGCCCTGAGGATGCCGGATTTCTCCGTGAGCGCATACCAGCGCATGCCCGAACTGTTCAGTTCGCACGGCCAGATGTTCTCGCCGCCATATGTCCACGGCTTACGCGTCGTCATCCTCACTCCATTCCCGGATCTCTTGCAGCGCGTTATGCGCTTCCGCCGCACGGCGTGCCGAGTCGGCCAGGATCTGTGACGTGGACCGCAGGCCGCGCGTGGTCATGATGGTTTTGTCTTGCGCCGCACTCCTGACCGGATCATCCTTGATCAAGTTGTACGCGCCCAAGATCTCAGCCGAGACGTCGCGCATGTTGCCCGCGTACACTTCTAGCGCCGTAAGCAGGACACTGGAATGCGTGGCTATGAAGTCTTCTAGCGCTAGCTGGCGCTCTGAATTCTTGCCCATCAGTACCCTTCCCTTAGTGCCCCATAGGCCAGTTCGGCTTCCACCACGCGCGCGTAGGGTACGCTCTCAGGCCATGCCGGTATCGGCCTGACCGAATATCCGAGATCGATCGATCCGAGAGAGGCTAGTATCTCGCCCACGTTGTTGACTAGGCACGCTTGCCAGTGTTGCGCCCCGCTCACGAAATAGTTCTCGCCCGGCGTGATGTCCGCGTCATGATCGATACTCCACCGCACTTTCCACCCGCGTTCGTCGGCTATCTCTTTTGCCATCGCTAGCCGGATTGCCCCCCGGGTCCGCCCGCTTGTGCGCGTCTCCCGCGCCGGGTCGTGGCTGTAGCCTGCGTGCTCGAAGAAAAACGCTTCCGCGTCGGTCAGCGTGACGACGTGCCCGTTACTGCTCATGTGAGGTACCTTCCTGTAGGTCCGGAGGACAGCCGGCGTTCGCCGCTAATCGTGGCGCTTATCAGCGCGTCGATCTCGCCCCTGTTGGCGCGTAGCCACTTACGCTTGTTAGCGGCACGCTGGTATTGCAGGTAGAGATACTCATCGTTCTCTACCCATTGCATTCGTTCGGTGTCGTTCACGGTTTGCGTTCTCCTCTTGCCCTAGCCGGCCTGCACTTGGAGAGTAACATCGTCCCCTTCGGGATCGGCCACCGGATCGTAGTGGTACTCGATTGCCCAGTGTCCGTAGCCGATAGCGTCGGACAGTTCCGAGAGCAGGCTAGTCCAGTTTTCCGGGCGTTCGGGGGACGCGTGGATCACCATGTCCCAAAATCCCGTCCCCGTCCCGTTAAGGTCCAGGTACAGCCGGTCACCGAACGTCTCAGGCCCGATGTGAAGGGCGTTCACGATCTCGCGGACCCGATCGATGCCTAGCGCGTTCTCCACTTGCGTCTCAGGCGACTGGGCGGGATCGGTGTACGCGCCGGCGATATCCGAGAGCGCCACGGGTGCCCACGCCGACGCGCGCAAGTCCAGGGGATTTTCCCCCGTCCCCTTTTCGTCGCCGTCCCACGTGAGATCGTCAAGTGCAGCGGTGAGAAACGCCACCGCCGCATCCTGCACGTATTCGCCCGTCTCGTGTCCGTTGATTGTTTCGTGGTCGTACAGTTCATCGGTCATTTGCCGTTGTCCTTACTCGTTTCCGTACTGGTTGCGGTAGCCGCGCGGGTGATCGGTCGCGCCGATGCGCGCGCGTGCTTCCCATATCGCCTCTTCCGAAGGCGCGATATCCGCTCGCACTATCGCGTGGAAGTCTGCGATGAGCTGCAAGTGCGCGTCGGTAGGTCCGGGCGTGCCGTGGCCGTTCTCCCACATGATCGTGTAGGCCAGGGTTTCTGGAGAGAACGCTACCGTTACCCCGTTAATCCAAGGGGACTGCCCGTGTTCTTCCGCGTGATCCATCATGGTCAGCGCGGTATCCGCATCGCCGGTCATGTGGGTAAGTACCTCGTATGTGCGGGTGAATGTGCCCACCGTAATCTCGTTCATTCGTAACACCTCCCGACGATGACTGTTTCGTCATCGATGATCTTGACCAGTGTCGCCGAGAACACCGTATCGGCACTGCCCCCGTCCCATCCCGGCGTGGCCGTCATGCGGGTGAACGTGCCTAGATCGTACAGGTCGCCCCGGTAGCGGAAGAATGTCGCGCTATCCTCGCCGCGATCGATCGCAGGCCAGTCGAGATAGTCGAATTCTTCCCGTTCGGTGGGCGTGAGCGTGTACGCGTCTATCAGGGGACGCGGCACGTGGTTCGTGATGTACTTCATGGTTCCCTCTCGCCCTCTTCCCGCATTACGGGTGTCCGGGGTGATAGGCGGTGTCCGGGATTCGGTCACTCCGCGCGTCCGGGGTAAAGATGGATGTTGCCATGTCCCCTCCCGTGTCGTCGGGAGACTCCCGCACGAATTCCGGTCCGTCCGGCGTGCTGACCACCCGCCCGATGAGGATGTCACTGCCCGCCGCGTGCGACCCCCACGTCATGTAGATCAGGAGGGTATCCGGCTGGTTTTTGTCCGTGACCGGAATCACCTTCACGCCGGCATCCCATCCTCTGAGATGGATCGGGCCGGCGTTACTCCGCCCGCCTAGGCTGACGTTGTTGCCGCGCCCATTCTGCGCAGTTGCGAAATATCTCGACATGTTCTCGCCTCTCTAGTGCCGATGCCAGGCAGTGATAGTGAAGTCCCCTGTTTCCTCGTTACAGCACGAGGAAAGATCCGCCGGCACGGGTAGTACGATGTCTATCTCCGCCGGCCTTTCCGTCTCTGCCGCTTTGTCCCCTGCATAGAGGGGAAGCCTCACAGTGAAGTGCCCGCTAGCGTACAGGACTAGCTGACGCCCATCGGGCAGGTTGATAGCGAGCGGCGTGTCCGTTTCGGGACTGTCCCGCTCGATAGTGATCTCGGATACGTGCATGGTAGCCATGTTCTCGCCTCTCTTTAGGCACGTCGCCGGCGCACGGACACCACTGTGAAGGTGAAGCCGCTATCGCCGGCGTGATCCACCCGCGCGCGGTACTGTCCGCCCCATACGCGCATGTACCCGTGGTTGCTGGCATCGGTCAGCACGTCTCCCGCCTCATCGTCGCTCATGTCGAGTAGCCGCGTGAGGAGTGCCTTTGTCTCATCCCATGAGAGCGTATGCGGGGATTCCGCCCTGTCCGGACAGTCGGCGCACGTGTAATCCGGACCGCGATCGTTGTGGGCGTGGGATGTGCTCACGCCAAGGTAGCCGCTAGTCATCGCGCGTACTCCGATGCCCACGTGGGCAGTTCGCCGGTAATCCGGCGGTAACCCACCGCGTAACGATGCATGTCCAGGAACGCCGTCGCGTCACGCTTGCTCGTGAAGCGGCCTACGTTGCCCGTGTCGAGCCACGTAGCCTCATAGAACGACCGCTTGTTGAGCGTGCGCTTGCATAGCGCGTAGGGGGTTGGGTACCCCGCCGCGCCACGCGGCAGGATCACGATACGTGTCGGACGCGCGTGGTAACTGTCCACGGGCAGTTTGCCCTTTACGCCGGCGGGGAACGCTTTCGCGAGATTGGCTAGCGTGTCGCTAGGGTGCAGTGCTGTCATTGGATTACCTCTCGTTTTGTGCCGCTGTTGGCGGGGGCAGTCCAGACTTACTCCCGATGGGCGGTGGCTAGCAGTGTGCTGCTGTGTACAGGTAGACCTGACCGTTGTCAGAGTAAGCGCATACTTGGATTTGTGCCGTGCGCGATGCCGGGCGGGGCATTGTGCGGCCTGTTAGCAACCCTGCCGCAAACATGAGAAGAAACAGGCCGGCTAGCAGAGAGAGAAACATGATGCGGCTCATGGCGGTTACTTGCTAAGGGGAAGGTTCAGCCAGATTCCGGCGCGTTCCGCCATGTCTCGCCGCGCGCGGTCAAACGCGCAATCGTCCGTGTCGGCGCGGAAGACAGGGAAGTAGCGGCCTGAATAGTAGGACGCATAGCGGTCATGGGCGTGCGTTCGCCACGTGACGCAATTACCGGCAGGGTCCATTCCCATGACGACGTATTCGCCTACCGATACGGGGGTAGCCGCGATAATCTGATATCCGGCATTGTAGGTATCGAGCTTGGGAGTGATCAGCATTTCTGTAACCTCTCGTTTGGTGTGCCGCTGTTGGCGTTGGCAGTCTGGGCTTACCAGCGATGGGCGGTGATCAAGACGCGTTCGCGTGCAGTGCGTAGCTGTAAGCCGTTACGGCTTCGGCCATACGATCGGGCGCTAGCCGCGCTAGTTCCGCGAGGATACCAGCGGCACGCGCTTCAATCTTTTTCGCCTCATTGGTCGCCGTCACCCAGTCTGCGGGAAGGTCGGCATCGGACGTACACGCCGCGCGCTTTGCGGCGTTGCGCCACGTTGCCACGTGATAGCCATCCTCCTTTAGCGCGTGAATGGCCGCTTGGATCATGTCCGGCGTGAGCGGTATTCCGGTTTTCATGAGCGTGATTCTCCCGTATATTCCAGCAGGTGAGTAAGGCAGAGAAGGTAAGCCGCGTCGTCGGTATCCTCCGGTATGACATCACTGTCTGGGTCCAGGCACCACGGGCAATCCTCCCCGGCGGGGTTCTCGCCGCGCGTGGGGTCGTAAGGCACGGTCACGATATCGTCGCCGGTATCGGCTTGATAGCGCGCGTAACTGGCGTCGTCATACCACGCGTCCGTTCCTGGCATGTCGCTACTTCCCGCTCTCTTGCGGCGTGGCCTTGCGGACCATACGTCGGGTGGCGCGCTTGCGGACGGACCGCGCGCGGGGGTCTGGGTAGTCGTCATCGCGTTGCATCGCACGGTACAGCGCCGTGCGGCTGAATCGCGTAACCGGGGCAGTCATGGCGTCTAGTCTCCCTTACCTGACCGTAGGCACGTAGCCTTGTGCGGCTAGTTCCGCACGCGTGAGCGGACCGGAGTAGCCGCGCCGGCGCGCGTTACGCTTGCGCGCTTCCATAGCCTTACGTTCGCTCTCTGCCCGTTCCGCTTGCTTGCGGGCATTGAGTTTGCCGATAACCGCTACGGGGTTATCGCGCGATACGAATTTGCCGTTGCCGGCCCGGTAGGCAGTCATTGTGAATCCTCTCGATTGGTGCCGCTGTTGGCGGGGGCAGTCCAGACTTACTCCCGATGGGCGACCCTATTTGGCGTCTTTGTCCGCCCAGAGGCGGGTGATCTCGGCAACGGTAGCCGCGTCTAGGGTGATGATAGCCTTTCGGCCTTTGACGCTAGCCGGACCGTCCGTGACCGTCGCCGCTACCATGACGCCTAGTTCGCCGGCGGTGGCGACGTGTGATCTCTCGGCATTGGCTACCCATATCATTCTGCTTACCGGCATGGCCGTGTCTCCTCAGATCAGGTTGCGGATGACGTTGTACAGGAACTGGTCACAGAACGGGAAAGGCGGGTTGACGAAATACGCCGTTACCTCGTATTCCACGTTCGGTGCGTTGGGCACGGTGTAACGCGCGGGAGTGTGCGTCTTTTCGCCGATAAGCGCGGCGTTCATTATGTCTATGACTTCATCGATTGTGAGTTTGAAGTCCGTCAGCCCGTGCGTCTGTGACAGCAGTTCAGTGCACGCGTCATTTAGGTTGACGCCCGCCGCTAGCACTTCGGTTGATCGGTAGATGCTCATTTTGGATTACCTCTCGTTTGTGCCGCTGTTGGCGTTGGCAGTCTGGGCTTACCAGCGATAGGCAGACACTCGCTCTAGGCGACGGTAACGACCGTAAGGTCAAAGACGTTGGCGTAGTATTCTTGCGTGTATTCGGACGGTTTGCCGTCATCCCATGTGACGCACACCCTTGCAGTGCCGTTGTACTCCGGTCCGCGCGTCACCAGGTCAAAGGTCGCGACGTCGCCGCGAAAGTCCGTGACAGTGCTTCCCCGCGTGATGACGTTGCCGTCCGCGTCCGTGACGCGGTATTCCGGCCGTCTCGGCATGGGCGTGGTAAGTCTCACTATGCGCGCGTTCCTGGTCATTCGCGAATCCTCTCGTTTGTGCCGCTGTTGGCGTTGGCAGTCTGGGCTTACCAGCGATGGGCGGACACGTCACCAAATGGTGGCTATGGTGGTGATCCCCCAAAGCGTGGGCCGGCGACTGGCGACGGACCGCGCGGTTACGTGGATCACGTATGTGGTGTCGCTATCCACTGTGCAGACAGCGGAATCCCGCACCGTGAACGCGTCTATGAGCACTTGGACGCCACCAGGTGGCGTGTCCGGGAACACCCGCCCGATGAACGTGCGGTACTGCCGGCGCGTCATCTCGGCAGGGTCAGAGAAAGCGGTAATGGGCATGGGATTTAGCCTTCCCGTTGGATGTAGTGAAGCCACGCGGCACCCCAACCCGCGTGAACGCGCGTTCCGCCACTGTGAACAGCGAACACGTTAATGGTGTCCGTATAGGTGGTTTTGGTTTCCGTGACCGTCGCGCCGGCGAGACGTCCGTCTAGGAATTTGTCGCCGGCTTGCAACCGTGACGTGTAAACAGCGATTTTCACTGCCCTATGCCTTCCCTCATGCGGTAGTACATTGACGGACCGCCATGCTTGCGATTCGCCATTGTGTTAAGCGACGGATATTCCGCGCGCTTGCGCGTGTCCGAAGCTATTCCGGACAGAGTGTCATCCGCTGCACCGTAACGGGCACGTTCGGTTGACTTGCGCGCTTGGGTAACGCGCGCTTGCGCCGTGAAATGCGCGGTAGCCGCTATCCGGCTACCGCGCGTCTTCCCGCGAGTGGACCGCATGACTACGGACGCCATGCCCACAGAGACGTGCGCGGGTACGTCGGGGCCAGATACGGCATATTCGGAAGCAACTCATCTATTGCTTCCATTTCTGGCCAGGGATTAGCTAGCGACGGAAACTGACTCATTTGATACCTCCGTTTACAGGCTACGGCTTACGCGTTATCGCGGTAGCACCGTAGCCAGTCTGCAAGGGCCGGAATTGAGGCTTATGAGGAGAGATAGCGCGGGGCATAGCGCAACGGAGCGTTACCCGTGGCTTATATCACTCATGCGACGTTCAATCCCGGCCCTTAGGGGATTCGGTGGGGTCTAAACCCATTGCCTGTGTCCGTAGTCCGGACGGGCGATTAGGTGGTTACCGTAAGCGCTAGGCGCACGTGCTGTTGTTGTATACCTAACTGAATAGGTTTCCAAGCACGTCAAGCGCGGAAAGTGACCGGTTAAATCGTCCGTCCGAATGTCACACGTCTATTGCCGAATCCTTAAAGCAAAATGACTGTTTCAGTTAACGTCCGAAACTTTCAAAAGTGACGATTTGAATTGGCTATTTCAGTGAAACATCTTCTGACTACCGGGTTGCCAGTCCGGTAATTACTCTGGCCTGTTATACGGCGTGTAGCCGTATCGAGATACGTACACAACTCCGATTGATCGCTATTCGCGTCCACAACTCGGATTGATCGTTACCGCGTACACAACTCGGATTGATCGCTTTCGCGTACACAACTCCGATTGATCGTCGGCTTATCTCTAGGGTCCAAAGGTCAGTGTGTCCGACTCCTGAAACAGAGGCGACTCATTACGAGGTTAGTCGCGTACCCCATGATGGTGTGTGCAGTATCGCCGGCAGTAGCTATACACTCTCACGTTACCCGCACTAACCGCTTTCCCTAGGTGGGTGGCAACTGGAATAAACCTGCCTATTTGAACACCTAGGTAATCGCGGTAGCTATACGCGGATGATAATCAGTCGGTCAAAGTATGCGCCTAGGCGCGGTCCGTACAGATTATCGCTGTAACGCTACCCTTCGCTACGCGTTGCCTTACATCATGCACGCGCAATCATGTCAATGTAATGCACTAGCGGCGATACGCGGTTGAGGCGATTAAGGTTCAGACCGGTAGACCCTAGGACCTACCCATTCCCCATCTTGCGTAACGAGACGCTAGCGGCTAAACCGCAAGCATTGCCGACCACACCTAGCACAAGACACGCGCATCGGTTGCGACATGCCAGGCGACGTTCCGCCCGGCGGCCGGTCGGGTAATTGAAGTTGTAAGGCCAACCGTACACCAGGTGCACCATGTTGGATGTAACGAGTTGATAACGACCGTTGACACTGTGTCTGACCTGCGAAAATGCGGCCGTTCGGTAGCTGACCAGGTGATTTGGTGTGTAGCGAGGTAACGCCCAACGCCGTCTGTACGGTCCGGAGCGCCACGCTGCGGACCGTACTCGGGAGAGATCGGGCACGGACACGCGCGCGGTATTGAGCCGCTTAGAATCGTTCTCTAAATTACTAGCCGGTAGGCAAGTTACCGTTCCGTGACATAGGGCCACCAGGCCACCAGGTCGGGGCCACCAGGTCGGGGCCACCAGGTCGGGGCCACCAGGCCACCAGGTCGGGGTACGCAAAAGCGCCGGCCCTTGGGATCGATCCCAAGGGCCGGCGCGGGCGGTGGCTAGCGCGCGTCTGCGCGTGCTGTAAACCCGTAGTTGTCCAGACCGTCACGTTCGGGCGGGTAGACGTCCAATTCGTATCCACGGTCTAGCAGGTCATTCGCGCGCGTGAGTGCGACTGAGAAGTCGGCATCGCTGAAAACGATCACCTTGTGGCCTAGAATCGACATGATCTTGAATCCTTCCGTATCGGTGCGCGGGTTGTGCTGGCACCGATCCTAGTCGGCGCGCCAAATCCGGTCTACATTACTGGCAAGTTACCCGCATAATTCGCATTTGTCCGGTTTGCCCGGGTTTGCGGGGATATATGGTATCCGGCTGCTGACGTTTTCGCAGGTCAGCACCCAATACCCTCTGTACGGTCCGGAGAGCGATTCTCAGGCACTCAACCCGGTTCTGGGTAGCGGATGACCCTATCGGCATTCTGTCAATTTCGTAGCATTTGTCCGGTTTGTGTATTCGCGCAGGTCACAGGGCTGAACCTACAGGCATGTACTAGCATGTACAGGTATAGTGTAAGGGGCTTCGCTAGATTGTTCTAATCGTACGGTTGACCAGCGGATACGCGGTATGTAGGTAATGCCGACCGTATAGGTGTGGTTTGCTTGCAATACGGACATTCCGGACATCGGCCATATTCGTTACTTAGGCTAACTAACTACTATGGTTAGCTAGGCTAACGACTATGGTTAGCTAGGCTAACGACTATGGTTAGCTAGGCTAACTACTATGGTTAGCTAGGCTAACTACTATGGTTAGCTAGGCTAACTACTATGGTTAGCTAGGCTAACTACTGACGGTCGTATGGTCTAGACCACTACTGCGGACATACCTCGCATACCAGCACATATCAGGACATACCGGACACGCGGACCGCCGACCTGCGCAGTGTCACGCTATATGCTGACATAGTGTGGAATGTCCGTTATGTCATGACATTGTGCGACATTCCCACCATGGCATGACATTCCCACCATGGCATGACATTCCCACCATGGCACGCTATGTACCATTAAAGGATGGTATAATACGATATGTCCGATATTTACCATTAAAGCACCATTAAAGACGATTTATCGTACTATGTCATAATTTAGGGTGATTTTTTATGACATTCCCACGCAGGACGTCCTGCTGACTCAATTCCCTCCCCGGGTCGGATTACCCAAGAGACGAACGCGTGTTCGAGTCTCGAAAAGCGCCGCTGACCTGCGAAAACGTCTGTTACGCGAGTTCACGTCTCGACAATTCACGACGAGTTCGCGATCGGGGGGAGAAATCGGCTACTGTTTGCGCCATGCCCAGTAAACCCAATACGCCTTGCTTCGCTTGCGGCCGGCTGCTCTGGATCACGGCGACTTCACGCGCCAAACCGATCTGTCAGCCGTGCCGCCGTAAGATGGGATACAGGCCCTGCGCTCAGTGCGGGAACCTGTTTAAGCCGCAGAAGCGGAAGGGCAAGTTCTGCTCGCGTAAATGCTTTAACGAATCGCGCCCGCAGCGCGTTGATCCGCGAGAAGCCCGTAAAGCTTCGTCCCGTGCACGTAAGCTTGCCAAGCAGAAGACGTGGGACGGCATCCCCGATCGCGAGATTTTCGAGCGCGCGGCCTGGGCTTGCCAGCTCGGGCCGTGGTGTAAGACCCCTGATCGCCCTATTTCCGCTGACGCGCCGTGGAACACCCCGCTCGCGCCTGAAATCGACCACATTATCCCGCTCAGTTACGGCGGCCTGGATGCCGAGGGCAATAAGCGGGCTGCTCACCGCGCCTGCAACCAGAGCCGGAACAATCGCATGACAGATGGCGAGAAACTGTTCATGCGCGAGCATCCCGAGCTGCTGCTGGCGAAAGCGCGGCTGGCGCTGCTGCCCCCGCGCAAGAAACGGGAGCCTAAGCCTCCGAAACCGCCGAAACCAGTCCGGGTCTGCTGTTGTGAGGGCTGTGACGCGGTCTGCCAGCGACGCGTATGCCCTGATTGCGCTGTGACAGTTAACCGGCATCGCGCGCAGCAGTATTATTACCTCAAGCGGGGCTTGACTCCGCCGGACCCGTGGTGGGCGGCTTCAGGGCTCACGGAGCATCAAGCGCATTCTTAGAGTTTTACACGGTATGCGGCGCTTTTCGCCGGTTTAGCGCGGTTTACGCGATTTTGCGGAAGATGCGCTCAGCCTGGGTATCGAAGGTGTACTTCCCCTGAACTGCGCCCCAAGACCGGCTGTCAGTGTAAACCCGCCCGCTAGAATCGGGCCATGGGAGAGTGTGCGGAGGACGGCTGCCCGGAGTTCCGGTTCGATCAGGACGCGGCGCTGCGCGAAGGCTGGCAACAGGTCGGTGACCAGGTGTTCTGCCCCTGTCACGGCCCGATCAGGGCGATGCAGGCCCGCCGGAAGGCCCGTTTTGCCGAGTTCCGGCGCAAAATCGAGGCAAACCGGGCTGAGCTGGGCAAAGAAGACGCGCGGGGCCTCGAAGCGTTCGAGATCCTGCTCGACGCACGCGAAACCTGCGGGCCTCGTGATGAGGGGATGCGCCTGGAGCTATCGCGGCAGATCGCGCGCATCCGGCAGGGTTTCCGCAGCTCGAAGGCCGGCCGGCTCGCTGACGAGCGCATGCGGGAGCTGGAATTCGCCCGGAAGCGCGCTGCCGCCCGGGAAAAGCACGCGCGCGGTATCCTTTAACCGCCCCGATCCCTGGAGGTTCCATGAAGCGGCGTACCCTCGCCATCCTGGTCACCCTTGTGGCCGCCTTCGGTCTTACCCTGGCTGTCGCAGGCCCGGCCTTCGCCAGTCAGCCGGCACCGGCCGGCATGTCTGACACGCCTTACTCCACCTACGTGAATCTCGGCTGGTCAGCGGTGTCCGGCAGCAGCGTGTACCACTACCAGGTGGAACGCAGCAGCGACGATTCCCTGGTGGCCAGCGCCAACACGGCTAATACCTACGCGCACAATGTCGGCCCGCTTACCGCCAGCACCGGTTACCGGTGGCGCGTGTCGAGCTACACGCCCACAGGCGCGTGGACCGGCTGGAAGTCCTTCACCACGACCTCGTCGGGCGGCGGCGGAGGCGGCACGTTCTCGTGTACGACCGGTCCCGCGCCTGGCGGCGACTGCGGCCCGTATTCCGATCCGGCGGTCGCGCCGAGCGTGAACGACTTCCCGCCCGGTAATACCGGTGACGGCCCCACCACCGTGGAGAACCAGGCGGTCGGCGGTAACGGCTGGACGTCCACCCTTGGCGCGAACAGTCCCGAGGACTGGGCGGCGGCAGTGAACGTCACGGCAGCGCAGGCGAGTGCGTGCGGGGGCTGCGTCGCGGCGTACGTATCCACCCAGAGCGATACCTATAACAACAACGACTGGAGCACGGGCGAGCCGGCCACGGTCCCGCTGAGCGACTTCAGCGACGTGACATCGAGCTACACCAGCGCGATGCCGGCCGCCGCCTCGGGCGTGACCGCCGAGAGCGCGTACGACGTGTGGACCAATGCGTGGAACGGCGAGACGATGATCTGGACCGACCAGCAGAATCGTCTCGGGGATACGCCTGGCCTGGCATGCGGTACCGGCCAGCCGGCGAATTCCTCCAGCCCGTCCGACACCTACATGGGCGTCGTCGCGACTAACGTCTCGTTCGGCGGCACCAATGGCGTGCCCGTCGAGAGCTGGGATCTGTGCGTGAACGGCACGCCCGCTGCGGCGGACGCGGTCAATGACAACGTCGAGTACATCTGGTACCTCCCCGGCGCTCAGCAGGATTCCGGTTCCGTGGATGTCCAGGCGATGGTCCAGTACGAGATCAGCCATGGTCTCCTGCCGGCCAATAGCGGTTACACCGCGATCAACTACGGCTTCGAGATCTGCCAGACCAATGGCACGCAGAACTTCTCGGTGGCCAAGTACACGATCACGGGCTACCCGGCTAGCTGATAGGCTTGACGCTAGTCCCGGACGGCGGAAGCGCCCTGCACGCTGTCGTCGTCCGGGGATCATAGCGGGGTGGAGGAGTTCGGCACCTCGGCGGCCTCATAAGTCGCAGATCGCGGGTTCAAATCCCGCCCCCGCCACCAGGAATAATCGCGCAGGCGGCGAGGTTATGCAGGCTATGAACTCAATCGTGACTATTCTCGTCGCCATTTACCGCGCCAACCCGCTGCGCCCGCATTGCGTGCAGCCCGACCAGCATGTCCGCCTGTGCCGCTGGCTTGGCTTGGACGGCCCCCGCTGCGGGGACTTCGACGGCTAATGCAGGGTTACGAAAAGAACCGTGGCGAGGGCCGCTAGCGCCGAGATGGCCGCGATCACGAGGGCAATCTGTGAGTGCCGCCCTTGTGTCGCGGCCTTGTCCTGCGCCTGCGCAAACGTGGTCTGCCACCGGATGTCCTCTACCGAAGAACTGACTCCCTGGTCTTTGCCGGCCCCGAGATCGAGCCGGGAAGTCAGCCGCAGCTCCAGGGTGTTCATCCGCTCGGTAAGCCGGCTCAGCCCCTCGTCAAGCTTGTCCACCAGTGCCCGGTGAGCGCTTTCGTATTCGGCGCGCGGCAGGAACGTCCGGGCCTGGTCGGAGAGCTGGCCACGGAACTCGTTCCCGGCCCTGAACCGCTCGCCTGCGGCGGTCTCCGCTTTGTCGCTCGCTTCCTTGGACGCGGTCAGGGCTGCCTGAACGGCCTTGTCCGCCGCGTCGAACGCTGTTTTCATGGCCGTCTGCTGAGCGACGAACGCGGCGTCGGTGGCCTTAGTCTGCGTCGCGTAGCGTTCGTCCAGCTTGGCGCTCAGGTCACGCAGCAGGGTTTCCAGGTACGTCCTGAGGGTGTCGATGGTCCAGCCGCTCGCGCTGTCCATGGTCTCGCCGCTCATGCTGCCAGGGTAGGGGGTGCGTTAGGATGACGCCATGTCACTAGACGAGCAGTGGGCCGAAGCCCTGGACGACGTCGCCCTCAGTTACCTGTATGCCATCTGCGACCGGCTGATCGAGGGGGACGACAAAGTAGAGCCCTACGCGCATTTGCGCACCAAGGGCGAGCAGGACACCGCCTGGGCGGTCAAGCACGAGTTCGAGCGCCGCCTGGCCGCACAGGACGGTAACGACGATCCGCTCTCTTCCGAGTTTCACGGCGGTGTCTGGTACACGGCTGGCGCTCGCCGGCAAGCTGCTACCGCATGAAGTCTTACGTGATGACCGTCCTCGAAGAGGAGACCGCAGGGCGCAAGGGCCTGTACGGGCTCCACATCGAAGAAGACGGCGAAGCCCAGGGAGACGGCGCTGTCCGGGGCGGTCTCGCGGACGCGCTCTACTGGCTGGCGTTCGCGGAAGGCCAGGTACTCGATGGCAAGCTGACACCGCATGAAAGGAGTCCGCATGACTGAAGTCCTGGACGATGACGAACTTCTGCGGAGCGCCCTGGAATTTTTCATGCACGGGGACGCGTTCTTGCGAGTTAGCTACGATGAGGGCGAGCCTGCGGGCGTGAAAACGGTCTGCCTGCACGAGGGCTGTAGTCCTGCCTGGGAGGGCGCATGACTGACGTCGATCACCCCGCTTACTACGGCGGGGACGAAAATCCCTATGAAGCCATCAAGGTCATCGAGGCGTGGGGCCTTGGTTTCCGGCTCGGTAACGCGGTCAAGTACATCGGCCGTCCGCAGAAGGGTGCGCATCTCGAAGATCTCCGGAAGGCCCGCTGGTACCTGGACCGGGAGATCGGGGCGCTGGAGGCAGAGGCGGCTGAGCGCGAGGAGCGCGCTGCCGCTTCCCTGAACTTCCCTGGCCGGCTCCACGGCGATGGCGGTGAAACGCCCGGCATCTACGACCAGATGACAGCCGCCGGGGAGGCGTGGGCCGGCGTGCTGCCGGAAACCGCGCCCCTGAAGGCTGTGTCCGCCGGCGACACGGTCCCGGTGCAGGCGCATGAGGTGTTCCCGTCCGTTAACTCAACCTGGACCTGGGAGTCCGGGACGCCGGACGAGTGCAGGGTCCAGGTTGAGCAGGTGACCAAGACCCGGGGCAAGCGCAGCGTGAAGTGCCTGATTTTGCAGGTGAATAACGCTGACGAGCAGAAGAGGGTCGGGGACACCTACGACGTGCCGCCCGAGCGTTTCTGGGAGGCCGTGCTGCCGCGCCTGGAGGCTAAGGATCGTGCCTGAGGAGAAGGGCATCGAGCAGGAGGCGCGGGACCTCGTATACGGGGCTCGCGCCGCCAGCTACGGCCATCCCCGCGCCGATTTCGCGATCATCGCCAGGGTGTGGTCGGGTCTTCTCCAGGACGTGCTGAAGGACGGCGCGGAACTGGACGCGCACCGGGTGGCCGTCCTGATGACCGGGCTCAAGCTGGCGCGCCTGGTGAACTCCCCCCTGTACCGCGACTCCCGCGTGGATGTCGTCGGCTACATGCTGACGATGGAACGCCTGGACGAGGCGGCTGAGGAGTCCCCGTGCGGGCACAAATCCGCGTGCGACTGTGCAGAGCCTCGCTGCCCCGCTCACGGGAAATCCCGCTGTCCGGCGTGCTCGCAGAACCCTGTACCGGAGAACTGCCAGTGCGGCTATTTCGCCTCTACGGGCATGCACTGGGATACGTGCCCTGGCCGTGTCCGGTCTTTCCCCGCGCCGGAGCCAGCTTACGACCAGGCTCTCCCCTGGCAGCCCCCCGGCAGGGTCATGCAGTGCATGGGCGTGTGCTGGGTGCGAGATCCGGCAGGACGCGCCTGGCTGAAGGAAAGCGGCGACCGGTGGGTACGGCTCACCGAAAGTGCCGCCGCGCCGTACGCCGAGCATGAGTCCCGGTGCCATAAGTGAGGATCTATCTCGCCGGCAAGATGACCGGCCTGCCGTATTTCAACGCGCACTGGTTCGACGGTGCCACGGTGAAGCTCCGGTCCCTGCCCGGCATCACGGAAGTGTGCAATCCGGTGGAGCACGACCGGGAACTGGGCTTCGAGCCGCTCAGGGTCTCCTCCGGCTCCCTGGAAGAGGCGGCGGCACTGGGTTTCCGTCAGGACGTCGCGCTCGGCTGGGACTGGACGTGGATCGCGCGGTACGCGGACTGCGTGGTGGCCGGCCCGAGCTGGACGGACAGTCCCGGCGCTATCAGCGAAGTCGCCTGTGCTCAGGCTCTGCGCAGGCCCGTGTACGAGTACGGCCCCTTCCTGCGGAACTACGGGGGGCTGTCCTTGCTTGCCTGCGCGCTGCCGCCCATTATGGAACTAGGCGGACAGGCGGGGAAAGGAATCGGGTGACCGAGCGGAACACGGAGAACTTCCAGGCACAGTACGTCCCGCCCCCGCCGGCTCAGGACGGCCACATCTGGGTCAAGGCCCCGGTGGACGCCAGGGGCAATAAGCTGTATTCCGATCTGCACCTGAGCCCTGAGCACGCCGAAGACCTGATCGCGGCGATCCAGGTCGGGCTGAAGGCTTACCTGGATTACGTCGCCGGCCTAGACTGAGACTGTGAGCTATCCGGAGTGGGGCGTCTCTGCCGGTCCTGTGCGGTGCCGTGGCTGCAAGGAGGCACTGCTTCCCGGTTCCCCGATCTGGATCAAGTCCAAGGGTGTGTAC